GGAATTGTAGTTCAAGCAGGACAAAGATTCGCGTCCATTGCTGACATGCAGGTCGGGGACGGGAACCAAGGCGCAGCCGTTGGTACGACCGTGGCTCTTTTAGAACGGGGTTCAAGAGTAATGTCAGCAATCCATAAACGATTGTATGTAGCTCTTAAACAAGAATTTAAATTACTAGCAAAAGTATTTGCTCAGTATCTACCACCTGAATATCCATACGATGTTGTGGGTGGACAAAGAAATATTAAAGTAACAGACTTTGATGAAAGAGTAGATATACTGCCAGTAGCCGATCCAAACATTTTCTCAATGTCACAAAGACTGACATTAGCACAAACTGGATTACAACTGGCAATGTCAAATCCAAAAATGCATAATTTGTATACAGCATTTAGAAAAATGTACGAAGCGTTAGGTATAAAAGATATTGATAGAATTTTACCACCACCGCCACCCAACGCACCTAAAGATCCATCATTAGAACATATCGATGCATTAGGAGGAAGACCTTTTCAAGCCTTTCCAGGTCAAGATCATAGAGCACACGTTACAGCTCACTTAAATTTTATGTCAACAAACATGGTTAGAAACAATCCAATGGTCATGGCTTCATTACAAAAAAATATATTAGAACATATTAGTCTAATGGCTACTGAACAAGTGCAATTAGAATTTAGAGAGCAAATGCAACAGTTACAAATAATGCAACAGCAAGCTGTAGTTAATCCACAGATGCAACAACAAGTGCAACAAATGACACAAACTATTGAAGCACGAAAAGCAGTGTTGATTGCAGAGATGACTGAAGACTTTATGAAGGAAGAAAAGAAAATTACATCTCAATTTGATCATGATCCACTTTTAAAACTTAAATCTAGAGAAGTTGATTTAAGAGCAATGGAAAATGAACGTAAGCAACAAGAAATGAGTAAAAAATTAGAAATTGATCAAGCTAAATTAGTTCAAAATAGAGATATGACTGAAGATAAACTTGAACAAAACGAAGAATTAGCAGAATTAAGGGCTGATACTTCAATTGAGAAGCAAGAAATGGCAAATGAGAACAGATTGACACTTGCAAAAATGAAACCACAAGGTATAAATAACAAAAAAGGTTAAAATATGATGAACTATAAAAAAGGTGGCAAAACATTTAAGATGGAACCTTCTAAAGTTGTTGTTGATCCAAGATCACAAACTAGTCTTAGAGGAAAATCCAAATTAGCAGTTGGAAACAAACAAGCTGTTTCTGGCTCAGGTGCTGCTAGAAAACAAAAAGACGTAACTTGGGTTTAGTATGATTGATAAGCGAGAAAAAAAGACGCTTAAAAAACATAGTAAACACCACAGCGCAAAACACATGTCTCAAATGAAAAAAGACATGAAAAAAGGTATGACTTTTAAAAAATCGCATAATAAAGCTATGCAAAAAGTAGGTATATAATGTGGTTAGGTGCTATTAAATTAGCGTTAAATGCAGGAACGCATATATACAAGAAAAAACAAGAAACAAAAATGGCTATGGCTGATGCACAGCACATGGCAGCCACAAAAATGGCCCGTGGGGAAACAGAATACCAAGGCAAACTATTAGAAGCTAGACAATCAGACTGGAAAGACGAATTCGTATTGGTCGTTCTCACTTTGCCAATTTTAGTCATTGCTTACGGAGTCTTCAGCGAGGATCCGAACGCTGCTGCAAAGATAAAAGAGTTCTTCGAGCAGTTTCAACAACTTCCTAGCTGGTTTACCAATTTATGGATACTTGTAGTAGCATCTATTTATGGTATAAAGGGAACACAAATATTTCGTGGAGGAAAAAAATAATGGTTGGATTTTGGATAAGAGCAGGAAAAAAAGGGTATGAAATGGTTTCCCCTAAGATTGCAAAGAATTTAAAAGGCAGAAGAGAAACTTTTGAAAGCCTGACTGGAGCTGTTGATAAGCAGTATAAAAAATCTGGTGTAAAAATAACAGATACAGGTAAAAAAATTAAGAAAAAAGCTGTTTCAGAAGGTTCTAAAATTCATGATAAATATGAAAAATTACAAAAAATTTTAGACAAAAGCAAATAATGGTAAATCCAAGATATAAACCTTTTAACGGTAATTCAAGAAAGCCTATTAAAAAACAGGCTGAAGTAATGTTAAGTGAAACAAAAAAAGATTTTGTATATCCTGCAAAAGAAGAATACATTGGATCACATATTAAAAGTGATTTAGCAGGTACGCCTGTTTCAAATAAAAGTTATGAAAAATATTATAAGGATTTGATATGAGAAAATATTATAAAAATGGAAAACTAGTTGGTGGTCAAACTAAAATAGCAAGTGCTGCTAAACCTTTCGACAAAATTACTGGTGAAGATTTTAAAGCATTAAAAAGACAAAAAGCTATGGGTGGCGGAATGATGAGAAAAACCTTTAGAAAAGGTGGAGATACTCATGTTACTAAAGAAGGAAAAATTGCAAAAAAAGGTTTATGGTACAACATCGCACAAAAGAAAAAACGTGGTGAAAAAATGAAAGCAAAAGGTGCTAAAGGTGCACCAACTGAAAAAGCAATTAAAAAGAGCCAAGCATAATGCCAGGAACAGCTTTAAGAGGATATGGCAGAGCATACTTAAAAAAGGGTGGTCCTGCGTGGACTAGATCTGAAGGTCAATCTAAATCTGGTGGGCTTAATGAAAAAGGACGTAAGTCTTATGAAAAAGCTAATCCAGGATCTAATTTAAAAGCACCTCAACCAGAAGGTGGATCTAGAAAAAAATCATTTTGTGCAAGAATGGGTGGAATGAAGAAAAAATTAACTTCTTCTAAAACAGCCAATGATCCAGATTCAAGAATTAATAAAGCATTGAGAAAGTGGAAATGTTAGAAAACGTAATTTATAAATTACAAAGATCATTAGACAAAAAAATAGAATCACTTGCCATCATGGTAACGTCTGGTGGGGTTGACAATATGGAAACATACAAGTATATAATAGGACAAATAAATGCCCTAGAGGCAACTAAACGGGAAATCTCTAACCTGCTTAATAATAAGGAGCAAAATGAAGGAACAGTCGTCGATATCAACACAAAAAATTCACTTACCAAATAAGAATTTAGTTGGTTTAAAAAGATCAGAAGAACAAAAAAAAGTCACAAAAGAAAAAACAAAATTACCCAAACCTACTGGTTGGAGAATGCTAGTTTTACCATTTAGAATGGATGAAAAAACTAAAGGTGGACTCATACTAGGAGATGAAACTATAGACCGACAACAAGTTGCATCGCAATGCGGAAACGTAATTGCAATGGGAGACGCTTGTTATAAGGATAAAGAGAGATATCCACATGGTCCATGGTGCGCGGTTGGTGATTGGGTGGTCTTTGCTCGTTATGCAGGATCACGTATAGAAATTGAAGGTGGGGAAGTTCGTCTTTTAAATGAAGATGAAATATTAGCAACGGTTCAGGATCCAACAGATATCCTGCACAAATACTAACATAGGAAGGAACTATGCCAGAAGAAAATAAAATAAAACAAGAAAAACCAAAAGTAGAGTTAGATACTTCAGGACCTGAAGTTGATGTAACTTTACCAGAGGAAGTAAAAGAAGAAGTAATAGAAACCAAGGAAGAAGAAACAGTAAAAGAAGTTAAAGAAGAAGTTAAAGAAGAAGTAAAAGAAGATTCTAAGTTAGAGGAATATAGTAAAGGTGTTCAATCACGTATTGCTAAACTCACAAGAAAAATGAGAGAAGCAGAACGTAGAGAACAAGCTGCTACTGAATATGCTCAAGCTTTAGAATCAAAAAGAAAAGAAGATCAGTCTCGATTTCAAAAAATGGATACTGATTATTGGTCTAGATTTGAGAAAAATGTAAAAACAGGAATGGAGTCTGCTCAAAAAGAATTAGCAGGTGCTATTGAATCTGGAGATGCAGCAGCTCAAGTTGAAGCTAATAAACGGATTGCAACATTAGCCTTTGATAATGCTAAGTTAGAGCAAGCCAAAGCAAATAAACCAGTTGCACAGGAACCTGCGCAACTATCAGACGGTGGAAAATTACCACAGCAAACTCCACAAAGTTTACCAGAACCTGATCCTCAAGCTGAAGCTTGGGCTAGTAAAAACACATGGTTTGGCAAAGATCGAGCCATGACCTTTACTGCTTTTGAAATTCACAAGGATCTTGTAAATGAGGGATTCGACCCTAAATCGGATGACTATTATTCTGAAGTTAATAAAAGAATAAAAGTTGACTTTCCCCATAAATTTGGTAATAGTGAAGATAAGCATACGACCAAGCCCGTTCAGTCGGTCGCTTCAGCTAAAAGAAGTGTAAAACCTGGTCGCCAAACTGTGAGACTCACATCTTCACAGGTAGCAATAGCTAAAAAATTAGGTGTGCCACTCGAAGAATATGCAAAACAAATAAAACTCACGGAAGGAGCATAAGCATATGAAAAAAGACGAAAAAAAAGTAACTTCTCGTGCGAGCCAAACACGGTCAAATACTGAAAGACCAAAAGTGTGGGCTCCTCCATCATCTCTAGATGCACCCCCTGCACCTGATGGATTCAGGCACAGATGGATACGGGCAGAGAGTTT